AAAATATGGCGGAATCGCACTGATTGTTATCGATTATTTACAGTTGATGATGTCGGCGGGCGGTAAACGAAACGATAATCGTGTCCAAGAATTATCTGAAATTACCCGCGGATTAAAAATGCTGGCCAAGGAATTAGATGTGCCGGTTATCGCATTGTCCCAGTTGTCGCGCAGTGTCGAAATGCGTGATGATAAACGGCCCCAGTTGGCTGATTTGCGTGAATCTGGGTCCATTGAACAGGACGCGGATATTGTTATGTTCACATATCGTGAAGAATATTATTTGGACAATCGCGACCCATCACAACGCATTTCAAACACAACATCACAAAACAGTGTTGAAACATGGCAAAAACGTTTGGAACGCGCCCGTGGCAAGGCCGATATTATTATCGGGAAAAACCGTCATGGGCGGCCTGAAACCGTTCATTTGGCATTTTTGGGCGATTATTGCCTGTTCGATAATTTGGATGAAATGGCATCGCGCAATATGGCACCGTTGCCGGGCGATTTCGGTGATAACATGCCAACAAACAATGTCGCAACGGATGCCCCAGAACCCGTTGGTATTGATGTATCGGCGATTCCTGATGATATGCCGCTATAGACGAAAATAAATTTCACTTGCCAAATTCACAAAAATTGACTAAACTTTTGTCAAGTATTCCAAGGAGTCCATATATGGCACAAGAAGAAATCATTTTTCCAAATAATATCAGAACTATTCGTTTGGGGCGCGGTATGAAAATGACCGAATTGGCGCGTCAAACGGGATTGAGTTTGTCCGCGGTATCAAAAATCGAAAAAGGCGTTCGTCGTTTGAACCAAAAACAGTTGTTAAATATCTGCAAAATTTTGCATTGCAAATTGTCTGATATTTTCATCAAAGAATCTGATGATGTGGCAAACAAATGGCAAACTGAAATCAAACGCAGATTGTCCGACAATGAACATCGTGGATTAAAAGTGTTTGGTTTGGGATTGCGTAAAATTCGCCAAAATCATGGCAAAACCATTGCCCAGGCGGCCAAAGACGCCGGTATGACTTTATCGGTATATCATAAAATCGAAATTGGGCAACGCGAAATTTACCAAGATGAAATTGAACCGTTGGCAAAATCTTTTGCATTGACCACCGATGCGATGTTCGACCAAATTGCAAATTTATATAAATCTGGCGATTTGGCAAAACAAATGAACAAGGTCAAAGAACGAATCAAATCTGTTCTGGTCCCAGATAGTCCGGTATCCGGCATTGATATCCAAGATGGTTTGTATGGCGCAAAATTATATGACAGCGCACGCAGAAAATTAGTCCCGGTATTTGGCAATCCTGATGGTCGCGCGATTTCATTCAAACGCGATGATACGGTTATGATTGTTGCGCCGGCATCATTGGTTGGTCGTAAATCTATATATGCGGTTATTCCAAACACAAAACGCGTTGGTGGATTTATTCCAGAAAAATCCTATGTGTTTGTTGATGCGGCACAACCTGCGGCGGCGGGTGATTTGGCGTTGTGTTTGGATGTCGATTTTGACAAATTAGACACACAAACCGTTGCCCATGCGCAAATTGCGGCGGTGCATGCGGATTCCAAGGGTAAACTGTATGGCACAATAGTTGATCCCCAAGAAAAAATTGTTGCAAAAACAATGCACCGTGTCGTGTTGATTTCGGTTGAATAATTTCATAACGGGGGGAGATATGAAATCAAAATCCAGTCTGGTTGCACAAAAATTGGTAAACCTGTATCGCCAAGAACATGTTATTGTTGGCGGATGGGCGACGTTAAATCCAATTTTTGTGGACGAGGCCACCGATGATGTTTTGAACGAAATAGCCGATTTGCCGACTGGACGTTTTTTGGTTCAGCATATTCAAAACCTGAAATCGGGCAAAACACCGATGGATTCTATTGACAGAAATTTATTGCCGTATGGTGGGCAAATGGCGGAATCTGGGGCGACAACGCCATTGACCGATGAACAGTGGGCTGAATTGGAAAATGCGTTAAACAAATTTACCCCAACGCATCAAGGACTGGTTGATTTACAAAATTTGGATGTTGTAAAAAAATTCGGTGATGAATGGTTGGTGGGGATAAAAAATGTTTTATCAGAACGCCCAGAATTATTACAAAAATGGAAATTGGTGACACAAACACAGCGCGCATATCATTTGTGGGATATGGCAACCCAGGTTGTGTCCCAGCCGTTGACCGAACGGGTGCGCGCACAAATCCAGGCAGATATGCCCGAATACGAAACATTTTTGCCTATGTTTGGTGACGCGGGGCAAAAACTGTTGGCGCATTTACGCAATTTTATGAAAGATACAAAACACCCAAAACGCGATGAAGATTAGTCTTGGTCTTGTTCGGTGCGATATATTGTATCCATTGTGTGCGGTGTCCCAATGTAAATCATTGTCCCGGACGGTGATAGAATAAAATCCAATTCGCGCAATCTTTCCCGCAAAGCCTCCCTTTTTTGTTGTGTGTTGGCGGTATTTGGAACCTCGACATCATCACATATTATCAAATCTGCGCGCATGCCGGTAATATTGCCATGTATGCCTTGGCATACAACCGATGGTTCACGAATACCGATTGGTCGATTTATGGTCAGTTTATCTGATGCCCATTCTTTTTTAGATTTTGGAATCAAATCTGTGCAAAACGGATGATTTTCCAAAATGTTTTTTATATGCGACACCATACGCGATGCTAATGTTTGATGCGCCGATAAAACCAAAATTCGCGTTGTGGGTTGCATGTATAAAACAAATGCAGCAAATATTCCAACAACGGTTGATTTACCCGAATGCCGAAACGCCATCAACAAACCTTTGTGTGATGGGGATTGCCAAACATCATACAAAAAATCTAACATATTTTTATGATGTGTGGGGGTATCATATCCCAATATTTTATTCCACGCGTCTGCAAACAGATAAACATTTTGATTCATGATTTTATCCGACAATTTTATCAAAGCGCGACAATAAATTTTTCAACAAATTTGGTTTCGTTGTTTTTATACTTTTTAATTTTTCCAAATTTGTTTGCTTTTTTTCATTATATGGTTCGGACACTTCGCCACGCATACGGTCCAATACTGCGCCGGCAGTGGTGCTGCGTTCGGTCATGCCACCGGCACCATATTTTGCGCGTTGCGCGGCCAATGCCTTTTTAACCAGATTTGTTTTTGTTTGTTCGTCTTTGGCAATTTGTTGCAAAACCTGCTGACGTTTGCTGGATGTTTCCTTTTTTGATTTTTGATAATTCAGAATATCGTTTACATCTGATACAATTTGACCCATTTTTTATCCTTTTTGTTATTTTTATATTTCATATCGACCATAAACACTGACCGATAACACAGTAATTGGCGCCGGTTCATGACCATGTATCGTCCATGGCGATGTTGATTCATCTATTTGCGAGCCCAGAAAATTCATAGATATATCGCCGGAAAATCCATCGGCATACGGTGCATAAATTTCATTTGGCAATTCAACACGCATGTTGTTTATAAATGCCGCCTTGGTTTTCCATAAACGCAGATTTATTTTTCGCAATCGCAAATGCTTTGGGCGATGTCCGGAAAAATTCATTGGCAATCCCGACACACGAAATTCTATGTTATGAATCCCAGAATCGGTCAATGCAGAATCAACAAATTTTGATAATTTGTATGTACTTTCGTGTTCTAATACAACATAAATTTCTGGACCTGCGGTCGCAATGGATACAAAATTTCCGTATGATTTATATCTGGTCCATGCAGAAATTCCATGGACGGTGTCTTGGTGCAAAACCGCCATTGTCCCGTCGTTATTTACAACATATAACTGTTTCAATACTTTGTTATATGTGATATCGATTGGATTGTTTATCAAATGTTTAGAATACGCGCACAAATCATCGGCGTTATACCGGTCGCCCAATGCGTCCAATGATAATTTACGGATGTCGGTCAATGTGTTTGATATAAACACGGTTTCGCCCTCGATTTTTTGTGGTGTCAATGATGCCAATGTCGCGCAACCAACCGATGTTTGTTGGACTATGTTTATGTTTGACGGTGTCAATGGTTTATCCGAAATTGACCATTCGCCATACGATGTTAAAATTTGCAATTTATCGCTGCTGATTAAATTACAGATTTGATGGCGTTCTTTGGATAATAATGTTGTTGATATGGCTTCGTCATCCAATCCTGTGCCGACATCAAAATTTCTGTATTCGCCAACACGCGACATCCATATTCCGCCCGGTGTTGCGCGCGTACATGCAAACACCAATCGGTCTTGGTGAAATGTGATTGCGCGTGGCCAACCGTGTCGATTATCAAATGCACTTTCGGTCCAATCAGATATTGCGCCCGATGGTAATGAATATTCCAATGTACTGCGCGCATAAACCACGGTTGGGCTGACATATTCTGTGATTTCCCATTGTTGATTATTGAAATACAACGCGGTGCCAACACTGTTTGATGTCCAATAATCTTGGGATGCGGTAATTGTTGCAGATTTCACACCGTTTGGTCCCGACGATACCGCAATAGATACGCCATACATATCGTCATATTTCATAAATGGGATTTGGTTGTGTGTGCCAGTTGTGTCATAAAATTTGAATTTTTCCAATGTGAAAATATTATCTTGTTTGGTCAGCACATATGGACACACATCGGGGTTCGTGAATACAATTGTGTTATTGTGAATTGCAAATTGCAAATTTGGCACAATGTTTTCTGACCACGGCGATGACAATGACCCAACAAGTGTGTCATTATTGAAAATCTGTATCGTAAAATTGGTAAGTGCCAAAATATAGTTTTCTTGGTCAGACGCATCAAACGAAATCAATCGTGCGCGTCCCAATAAATTTGCAACATCCGTCAAACCCGGGCGACGCGCCAGTCCCCCGCCCGACAACACATCCATATTTTCCAGATATGCCACGCCATTTATATTTTTTGTTAAATAAAATTCTGGGGCAATTTCGCCCGACGCAAATGAATTTTGCGTATGAATAAATTCTGTCATATTAAATACCTTTGTTTTTTAGAATCTGGAATTTATCAAAGAAAATTGTTCAACAACAGGATTTGCATCGGTTGTGGAATCTATAAATTTTGCAGTTTGGAATTCTGATTCGTATAAACTTATCAACATACGCATGGTTTGCTGACTGCCGGTTAGTGGCACACAAAATTCCATTGCCAATTTTGTTGCCGCCAATGACACAAAATAACTGGGGAAAGATTCCGGTGCAACACGCGTTATCGCCAATAATTTCGCGTTATTTTCATTTGTGAAAATTTTATTTCCGCAAATATGCCCAGAACACCGCAATATACGCAAAACATTTTCTGGAATCACAAATTCATCATCTTGGTTTTTTTCAATAATAAAACCACTGGTTGCAAAACGCCATGGGTGTCCAGATAATAACGCGTCTATTGTTGTGTCATATAATGTTCGTGCCAATTGTGCCGATGCGGTATCTGCATTTAACGATGTCAATGGTTGTTCGCCCAATTTCAACAACGCCATAGAACATAAATCTTGTTTGGTAAGCATATTAAACCTCTTTGGTTGTGAATAAAAAAATTGTGGGACAATAAATGTCCCACAATGCATGAGATAAAAAATTATGCTAATGCAGCAACACTGACCGTTTCAGGTGTCACCGTGATTGATTTAATGGATGTTTCATCCGATGCGTTGATTATGATGATATCACCGGTATTCATCAATGTTGATACATTGTTGAAATATCCGGATGTGCTGATTGCCGTCATGGTTTCATTTGCAGAATAATGCCACAATGTAAAGCCATTTGCATACGCAATTACAGATAATTTTTTATTTTGAAATGCCATCTGTTTTTCCTTTTTGTTTTTTTTTGTTGTGAAATTATGCGTTATCTTTGCATTTGATACGGACAATACCGTCTTGATCAATCAAGACCGCACCTTGGGACATGCTGTTGCTGATAAAGTGCGCTGCACGTTCGCCATGCCATGTGATGTCGGTTTTAACTTCTTGACCGCATGCATGGCCAACCGACGATGCGTGATATATAAAACAACTGCGTTCGGTTGTGTTTGATAACGGCAAATCGTTGTGCAAAACCCATGTAATGCCCAACCATTTTCTGGCCTCGAATCCATTGACCAACGGGTTAGAATTACCGACATATTCCGCCGATACAAATTCGTTGATGCCCAACAATTCGTTCCATTGATGCACGCCAACAACGGCGAATCTGCGCCCGTCATCGGGAACATCTTTTTCGTTGATTTTTTCGAC